CAGTCGCAGGTGGTGTGGCACAGGCGCCGCTGGCGGTGCGGCGGCAATGTGTGGCTCTACGTCCGCGTGGGCAAGGGCCGCGACGTCCGCCGCTACCTGGTGCCGGGTAGCCTTACCGGTCAGGTGAAGGCAGGCGTGACGGAGGCAGAGCTCGCCGCGCTGTCTGTTCTACCGCCTGGCCACTCTGCTGCGGAATTGCTGGCGCAAGCTGTAGATACTTCCAAGCATAGATAACCAAAAGCTATAAGGGCCCTCGGGGCCCTTTTCTTTTATTGGCTCAAAAAAAAGTTGCTCGAGGGGGCTCCCAGCGGCCGAGATGCCCTCTATAATCATCCCATACCAACGAACATTGGAGCAACGACATGAAAGCCACTGCTGAAGCCATCAAAGACGTACGCGCCCTGCGCACTCGTTATCCTTGGGCTGTCGTCAATAATGACCAAGTTGTAGTGCGAGTGTTCAACTATCGCGCTGAGGCAAAAGCCTTTGAGCGTACTGACCCCAATAACCTTAAGGCTTTTGATGCCTCGGGTGTTGTCTTTGAAGAACCCACCATTGATTGAAAAAATAATGGAAAATTGGGGCCCGAGGGGGCTCCCAATCCCCACGAACAGTGCATAATGGAACCCATCGACGACACGCAGTGCGCTCGATACCCGACCCGAACAACCTCTCTAGGAGAACCAACATGACCAAGCTGACCGAGCAGTCCAACATCGCCGACATCGCCGCCGTTTACAACGAGCTCAAGGGCACCAACACCGACGTCAAGACCCTTGCCAAACGAGGCAAGGCCAAGCTGCTGGCCCAAATCGACGCCCTCCTCGAGGCGCAAGCCGAGAAGAAGGCCGAGGAGCAGTCCGCCGCCCGAGCCGACGAGTCCAAGGCCGAAGAGCCCCCGAAGACCGACGGCGTGAACCCCCTCGTCCAGCAGATGCTGCAGGCCGCCGACAAGAAGGAGGAGCCAGCTAAGCCACGCGCCAAGCGCGAGCCGAAGGCCCCGAAGGAGAAGAAGGAGAAGGGCCCCGTCATCCGCGTCGTCGCCGAGCAGCTGCTGCTCGAGGTCGTCACCCACGACGAGGACAAGCGCCCCTACGGTCACTCCTACGACGAGATTCTGAACCGCATCCACGCGCAGTTCGAGGGTGCGAAGACGACGGTGGCGTGCCTCCGCTGGTACGCCGTCCACATGCGCGAGCGCGGCGAGAAGGTGCCGAACCGCCCGCGCGCCACCCCGACCGCAACCACCAAGAAGGAGGCTTGATAGCCATGCCCGTGATGAAGACCTACATCGCGGGCGCCCCATATCACGAGGGCGCCCGCGACGCAATAGCCAAGCTTCGGACCGCCGACGAGCTCGTACTCGTCCGCGAGCCGTCCAACCCCCACGACCGCAACGCCGTGGCCGTGCACGCCGCTGACGGCACCAAGTTGGGCTACGTGCCGCGCGTAGACGCGGGCGCAGTGGCCAAGGTGCTTGACCGCGAGCTCACGTGCTCCTGCCGCTTCGCGGGGCGTCCGTCTACAACCAGCGTCACCATCGAGTGGGAGGCATGACCATGCAAGACGACCGCGACGACGAACAACAAGAGGGCCTCACGGCCGATGAGCTCCTTGCCGTGCTGACGGGCAAGTGCGTCCACGAGGTGCAGCGCGACCGCATAATGGCGCTGCTGGGCCTTGCCGCCGCCCACGCCGGCGGCAAGCTCGAGCTCAAGCTGGACGGCCTCAAGGCCCTCAACGGCAAGGGCGTCGGCATCGCCATCGATGAGGCGGCAGGCACGGCCACGGTGGAGCTCCTTGACGCCCCTCGTGGCGGCGAGGATGCCGAGATCGAACCGACGCACTTTGCGTCGAGCACGCGCCACTAGGCGCCAACTAGGAGGATGGAGTGATGACGTACGACACCTGCGAGCCCGGCCGTCTCGGCACGCTAGGCTACGCCCTGATGTTTGCCGCTGCCGTCGGGCTAGCGGCGCTGGTCCTGCACCAGTTCGCTGCCCTGCTCGACAGGCCCGAGGTCAGGGTCTCCTACTCGACGGGCAAGTGCGTCGAGGTCGTGGACCACAAGGCGCTCGCCGAGGGCCGCAAGTCTGAGTGGTCTTGCGACCGGCTGCCGGAGTCCTACGAACGCGTTTGGGTGTACTGACGGCTCGCCCGGGTCCGCCCGCACGCCATGATGCCTCCTCGGGATGGTCCCGAGGAGGCATCTTACCATGTACGACGACGAAGGGGATGAGGACGGTCTCGGCTGCGCGAGGGGCCTGATGCGGGCGGTTCCGCTAGGAATCTTGCTGTGGGCCGTGCTGATAGGTTCGGTCGTGCTTGTCCGCGGCTGCCACGGACGCGCATTGGTCGAATCCGGGCGCAGTCAGGCTGTCGAGGCGCATGTAGCCCAGGCGCTCAGCAGCGCCAAGGCATCCGTGAGCTCAATCGTGCGCCTGGACTAAGAAAAAGACACCGCCGGAGGGCGGTGTTAAAGGCTCGGGTGGAGTGAAGGAGAGGAACCCGCCACCCGAGGCCGCGGGGCCAGTTACTTGCCGACAAAGTCCTTGATGCCTACCCAGGCGGCAGCTACAAGGCCGCTGACCAGGATGCCCATGAGTGTCATGAGGCCTTTGGACTTGATGGAGTCGGTGGTGGTGCGCCATTCGCGCAGATGCTGGAAATCCTTCTGGACCTCGATGGGGTCGTCGACCTTGACGCCGAGCATGAGGAACGTCTCGCGGACGGCCTCACGGATGAGGGCACGCGCCTCGTCAGGCGTCAGGTTCTGGAGCTGCTGCTCAGGCCCAGGTCGGTTGTTGTCTGTCATAACTTTGTCCCCTCCCGGGCAAAATGGTAGCTCAGGGCAGTCGTCACAACGGCGTCCAAGGACTGCCTCCGCAACGGCTCCCCGTACGGTGTTGCAACGGCTTCTCCGGTCATGGCTCACTTCCCGCCCTTCCCGTCGTCGGCTGACGCCGGCACGGGCTGCTGCCGGGTCCGGCGGTAGAAGTCGAGCTGATAGCTGGCTTCACGCGCCCAGCGCGCCAGCTCCGCCATGTTACGCGACAGCGCCTCGTAGCCGCGAGCGGGCATGGCGAACATCGCCTCGCCGCCCACCTCCACCACTTCCCAGCGTACAGACTCGAGCTTGACCGGCTCAGGAGCCGGCAGCACGGGCAGCGGGGGCTGCTTGGCCTCCGCCGGCGGCTGGGACTTGAGTGGACTGCTCGAGCAGGCGGAGAGCCCGATCAGAGCCGTCGTTAACGCGACGCTCAATAAGACCCGGCTTACGCTTGGCCAGCGCGCCGAGGTCGTGCTTGGATAGGACATCCTTCAACTCCCTCGAGTATGCGCCAGCCTCACGCTGCGCGGTTGCAAGGTCCTCCAAGGCCTTAGCCTGGACCTTGGCGGCCGAGTCCCATTTGTCAATGGTCTTCTCGAACGCGTCGGCCCGGGCTTTTTCCCGGGAGACAAAAGCCCGGGCCGACGCGACCTGCCCGGTGAGTTGGGCATTGGACTCGACTAGTCCAGAGTAATGGCGGTATGATAACGCAACGGCGGCCGCTACGGCAACCCCAATTGCGATGCCAACGTATGCCCGAAGACCTAAATTGAACATGTCGTGCTCCTTAAGGGTAGACGCTGGCGGGCAGCTCAAAGTGCGGGCCGTCCAGGAAAGCCTTCTTGCCGGCAGCCTTGCGGCGCGCGACATAGCCAGCCACCTCGTCATCCATCTCACCGGCAAGGTCGGCCAGCGCCTGGTCCCATACCCCGCCCCAGCGGATTGGCACCTGCAGTTCCATGCTTGCACGGCGCACCGCATCAGCAACACGGTAGCACAGGCTCCAGTCCCAGCGGAGCTCTGCCTTGCCGTCTCCGTCGAAGTCGATCAGCGGCACCAGGTCAACCGCGTGGCCGAGCCCGTCGTTGCCAGGCAGGTGGCGGGAATCCATCGTCTGGCTGGCGCCGGAGGCGACAAGCTTGGCCTGGCGTGCTCGCGTGCGCAGGCCTTCGTAGACCTGGAAGTCGATGGAGGTCACCTCAATCGCGCGCTCAACGACGCGGACAAGGTCAGGGTGCACGCCCGACAGGCTTTGGAGGGACTTGGTCCCTAGTGCGAAGGTAGTCATGGCTCATCCTCTACTTTTGCTGATGCCCCGGGGCCCGGGGCGGGCTTGCCGGACCGTGCTGCCGCAGCGGCGGCAGGGCCCTTTATCTTTGCTATGCTGACATCTTCCCAGGTCGCGCCAAACACGTACGAGCCGACAATGCCGATGATTGTCAGGAACGCCATTGTCACGGCTGTGTCGGCTGGCCCGGTGGTCAGCCCCTTCCACAGCACATAGGCCACAACCCACATGCAGAAGGCTGTCACGGCAAACATGAACCGGCGCCTTATGCGCCAGCTCGACTGCCCACCGGGGTTGCGCTGCTTCTCCTGTTCCATTAGAATGGCCCGGCCACGCTCATGTAGGTGTCTACCGTGCCAGTCGTGTAGGCAATAGCGCTCGCGGAGTAGCAATATGGCTCGAGGTAGTCCGTCGTGCCGTTGCAGTATACTAGGATGGAGCCGCCCGTGCCGTACATACTGCCAGCATCCGGGCCCAGCACCCTGTGGAGTGAGCCATTCTTGCCAAGGCCGGCCACCAGCGTCGAGCTCGTGTTACGGCGCACCCGCATGTCGACGTGGTAGTAGCCGGCCTTCTTGGGTACGAAGCGCTTGTTCGTCGCGTCCCAGATTGAGTTGGTGTCGAACTCCACGTTGTCGATGGGTATCTTTGCCCAGGCCGAGGTGCTGTGCGAGTTCGCGGCGGTGGCCAGGCTCACGAGGGCCTTGTCCAGGCTAGACCCCACCGTTATGGTGTCGCCCGCGTCGTTGACGGTGATCGAGATGCCGGTGTCTGCCACCAGGGCGGCACCGATGGCGTCGCGGGCCTGCTCGTCGGTGTACCCGGCGCCGGAGGCCGCGATGGTGATCGTGTCCCCGGCGTCGTTCACGGTTATCGTGACATTGGAGCCTGCTACCAGCGTGGCACCCATGACGTCGCGCACCTGCTCGTCGGTGTAGGACCCCCCGCCGCCCGCCGTGTTCTCGATGGTGATCGTGTCCCCGGCGTCGTTCACGGTGATCGAGATGCCGGTGCCGGCCACGAGCGCGGCGCCGATGGCGTCGCGCACCCGCTCCGCCTCCGACGTCGTGTCGATCGCCAGGGTGATCGTGTCGCCCGCGTCGTTGACTGTTATGGAGACACCGGTGCCGGCCGTCAGGGCGGCGCCGATGACGTCGCGCACCTGCTCGTCGGTGTAGGACGGCGTCTCCACCTCCCAGGCCGACGCCTTGTAGGTCACGCGGACGTCCTCGTCCTCCAGGTACGCCGTCCATCCGCGCCGCGGCGTGCCGAACTGCCATGCCGTGCCGTCGTATATGGCGACGTGGCCCGCGTGCCCGGCCCACGACCCGGTCGGCGCGGTCGCGACGATGTATGTGTCGCCGGCGGCAGGACTGCCGGGCGGCGCCGCCAGGTCGCGGTCCTTGACTGAGAGGTGGAACCCGAACCGACCGAGCCGGAGCAGGTTGGCGTCCATGCCGGGCTTCCAGCCCGACTCGCCGAGGTTCCACCCGTAGAAGAGGCCGCTGCGCGGCTCGGTCTGTGCGGGCATAGTGTTTCTCCTGTTAAATGTTAACCTACGAGGCCCGTCGCTTGCTCGAAGGCAAGGCCATCTGTCGTGAAGTACAGCCGCAGCCCGTCGGAGGTGTTGCCCATGACGTTCAGCACCGAGCCGTTGCTGGCACTAGGGTATGCTAGCTCAAAAGACGCTACGCCCGAACAAGTGATTGCTGCCCAGTCACTGCCGTCCCACCGCAGTCCGGCGTTACCGCCCTGCCGGTACATTACGGGGGCACCATCCACGTAGAAGGGCCCGACAAGGTCTGGCACGTAGACACCGTTGTACGTGCTTGCGCCGGAGGCTGTCTCGAGGGTGGAGGTCCAGGTCAGCCCCTCGTCCGAGGACTCGAGCACCTGGAACACGTAGCCCGGCACCTGGCCGCGAGCCGTCACCCGCCAGACACCGCCACCAAGTATAATCTCGTTCTGGGTCGTGCACTGGTCAACAGAAGGCCCCGTGAACATGTCCTGTACATCGAGCGACGTCACCCAATCCACCAGTGCATCCGAGTCGGTGGTGGTCAGCACGTAGCGACCGTACTGGCACATCCACCCGTAGGAGGTCTTGTGGAGCTGCACGCTGCTGTAGTTGATGCCCATGCTGCCGCTCAGCACGAAGGGCACGTCGCCGAACATCTGGCCAAGCAGTGTCCAGGTGTCTCCGTCGTCGGTCGACTTGTAGACGTAGTTGCCCTCCGCCAGGCAGTAGAAGTCCGTGCCGTCGCTACCGATGGTCACGGGGAAGTGAGTAGCCATGAACTTGGAGCCCAGATTGGACGGCACAGCTGCGTTGGTGCCACGGTAGAAGTACCACGTAGACGGGTCGGAGAAGCGCGTCTCCGAGGTGAAGCCCACGTAGGTCCCGGCGGAGTTCCAGGCAGTAGCCCTCTCGTTGCGGCTCACGGCCACGGCGGGGACCACGTCAGCTCCCACCTTTGCAAACGTCTCGCCGTCGAGGCTGGAGTAGAAGCGGGTGGTGAACACCCCGCCCTCCAGGCCGGAGGCATACGCCAGGAACACGCCGTCCACGTAGCCGACGGGGTGGAACACGCCAGTATACTCGTCGAACGGAGCACTTGACCCGGCGCCCCCGCCGGTTACCGCAAACCTCCAGCTGTGCTTCTGGTAGCTCACGATGCCGTCACGCTCCGACTCGAGCTCCACGCGGTAGAAAGCGGTGTCGCCTGCGTAGCGCGGGGCCTCGTACACCAGGAAGTTGCCCCAGGTGAAGGAGGCGGAGCCGTGGCGCACGTCATCGAAGCTGATGAGCACCTGCTTGTCGCCGTGCGGGAACACCATGGGGTGCGGCTGCGTGCTCGTACCGCCCTCAAAGAGCGCAGTCAGCGGGCCCTGGTATGCCATGGAGGCATTGAACACGCGGGAGGAGGTGCCCGACCCGGCAGGACCTCCGGCCATGATCCAGTATTGCCCGCTGGCAAGCAGAATCTTGGTGCCCTCGTAGCCGGACGACGTGTCGGTGCCGATGGCGGTCCACGTCACGAGGTCGGTCGAGTAGGCCGCGGCCGCGTAGAACGGGCTGCCTGAGAAGTCGGTCCGCTGCGTCATGGAGTAGGCGATGAGCCAGCGGGAGTTTGCCGAGTCGTAGACCATCATTTGGTCGTACGTGCCGGGACTCGTGCCGGACTGCGGCAGGCTCAGCTGCGTCATGCCCGACACGACGCGCGTGCCGGACAGCAGCTCCTGCGAGGTCTCGAGCTTGTGCAGGACATCGATCGCCCCGCCGAAGCCGTTGCCCCAGGTGCCGATCAGGATGCGGCGGTTGCCGGACGGATAGTAGATAATGTGAGGTACCAGGTCGTTGTAGACCTTGCCGCCGCGCTCCACCATGATGGCCCCGACCTGCTGGTACGAGTAGTCCGTCAGGTCAAGCTCGAAGACGCCGGCATATGCCTGGCCGCGTGCATCCGGCAGGGTGGCGGTGAAGAGCACCGTGTCGGCCGTCGGGTTGTACGGGCTGCCGTCCTCGTTTGTCACAAGGGTCTGGTCGCGCATGCCGACGCCGCCGTGGCGGCCCGCCTTCAGGTTGTCAAAGGCCCAGGTCACCGCGCCGTCCTTTGATGCGGAGAACGTACCCGGGTTCCAGCCGGTCAAGTTGCCAGTGGTGCGGAAGTCGTAGGTGCCGGTAGAGATGCCGGTGCCTGTCACGTACTGCCATCCGGAACCCGTGTCCATGTAGACTGTGAACGAGTCGACTACCATGGCCAAGGCAATCTTGAAGCTCGAAGGCACCGTCTTGGTTACGTTCGCCAAAAACGAGGTGCTACCTCCGCCAAACCGGGCCTCTATGCGCACGGCACTTTGCGTCTGCTGTGCCACGGCCATAACGAAGTTGTTGGCATCCTTCACAATGCCAACCCCTCCGTTACTATAGCCCGTTGCCGTACCAGTCAACGTGACCTCGGCCTCGACCCATATTACCGGCATGGTAAAGGACACGGTATTGATGGCGCCAATGTCGGTCTTGTCCACAGAGGTGTTGGCGTATGAAGCCTGAAACTTGCCGCCAGAGATGCCGTAGGTGCCTGCGGTGTTCAAGGTGTAATGAGTTACCTGCCCGGTGTCCGAGGCGTACGCCTCGACATGGTCCACAAGCGCTGCCGGCAGCGGATCGAAGTGGTCCACATCTACTACCTTCGAGAACGACAGGTCACATGGAGCGAGCTCCGCCCCGCCACCACCGGCGCCCGGGTTCGGCCACGAGTACGACGTGCCGGAGAGACCCGACTGGTCCTCTACAAGGGTGCCGACGTCGTTGTACACGCGCAGGTTGTAGGTCGTGCCGGCCTCGGGGCCGATGTTCCCGTCAGTCGTGTCGTAGATGGCACCTGACGTCTGCTGCTTGCGGTCACGGTGTGCCCACGTGAAGTCGACGGTGGTTCCGCTCACTACATTGGGGTATGCTGCACCGTTCATCTTGAAGTTGCCCGGGGCATATGGGCGGAAGGCCCGCTGCGACAGTGTGTGGCTCACCGTTGTGGCGCTGCCCGCATCAAGGCGACCGCCGCCGGTGACTGGCAGCAGCTTGGCGTTCACGGTCTCGCCGGAGGAGTACTCTACGGCGTCCCCGCCCTGATAGATGTCCCAGAAGAACACGTGCTCGCCGGCCGGGTGCTCTGCGGGCACAGTGTCGAGCGCCCCACGGCCGATGGTCATGAGGCCCGTTTCGTGGTTGAGCGAGTCCACCCGGCACAGCTCGCTGCCAATCTGCACGTGCCTGCCGACCTCCACGAGGTCGAGGTCCGTCCCGCTCAGGACGATGACCGATGTTGTCGTAATGGCCAGCGTTGCCGCCAGCACTGCGTGGGGACTGAAGTCCATGGTGCCTACCTCCTCGTAACCGGCCCCGGAGTCCACCAATAGACCCGCGTTTATGGCCGCACCGGGACGCCCGGCGCTGAGGATAATATAGCCCAGTTCAGGGGATGTTGCGAGCCGGTTGTCGGCGTCCGTTTGCCCCATCGTTTGGACGAGCTCGTAGTAGGGAGCCTCGGTCATCATCTGCGCCAGCACTGGGGTAGGCTTGCCCGACGGGTCGGTCCATCCGCCATCACCAGGCGGCGACACCACTACGGCGGACGGCAGGGCGAATACGTCCTCGACGGCGGTGATCTTGACCTGGTTGTTGCGCCCATCCCCAAGGGCGAGCCCGGTGACGCGCATCACGACGTCCTCGACCTCCAGGTCGGGCCAGCTCCACCGGAACACGTCGCCGATGTTGAGCGTGGCGCCCTTGCGATTCGTGTAGATGGTGGCCGACAGTAGCGGGGTGGAGAACGCCTTCAGGTTGCGCAGGCCCACGCGCGCAGCGATGGTGGGGTTCGTGAAGCCGGGGTACTGCAGGGTGGTGTTGATGACGGCGCCCTGCATCTGGATGAGCGCCTGGTCCTGGATCGTGATGCTGCCGCTCTCGCTGTCTGCGCCATTCCAGTATTGGACCGTGACGGAGTTCACCAGCTCGCCGAACGTCGGCCGGGAGGCGTTCTCCACCTTCACGACGTCGTCCTCGCCAATCTGCGGGATGGTGTCGAAGTCGTAGTCGTCCCGCATCAGCTTCAGCACGAACTTGCCGGTGGTGCGGTCCACGTACAGGGAGGCGCTGATGTGGCGCACCACCTCCTTGATGAAGTCCTCGATGGGAATCTGGCGGTCCCACAGGAGCGACATGCCCATGCCCTCCGCATGCAGCGTGTCCGCTGCGGCGGCAAACGAGGTGTCGTCGACGTCCGACTCCTGGTAGCCCATGCCCCAGTCCGGGTCGGTTAGGCACTCGCGGATGATGTGCGCCGGGTTCATGTCGAGGATGGTGCGCTCCTGGTCGCGGAGCCGCAGGTCGAAGTAGAACCAGTTGTCGGGGCGCACGCCTCCGCTGTCGTCGCGGCCGCACACTACGATGCTGTTCTCGCCAACCACGAAGTAGCTGCTGGGGATCGTGGTGAGGAAGTAGTGCCCGTAGGTATCGTAGTTCGTGATGACCTTCGAGCCGTTGACCCACGCCTCAATCCCGTTGTCCACGAAGGCGTCGAACCTGAAACCTCCGTCCGGCAGAGACGACAGGTTGATGGTGGACCGCAGCCAGACCTTGCGCTGCTGCGGCACGACGGTCGAGGGCGTGTTCGAGAAGCCCCAGCCTGCCGGGACGCCGCTGCCACTGCCGGTCCACGGCTTGTCTCCGAATGGGGCCGGCCCGTTCGGCCAGCCGCTGTCGTCGTAGGCCGGGGAGGAGTAGTCGCCGCTGTCTGTGAGCGAGACGACCTTGTATCGCCAGTACATGAAGCCCGCGCCTATGACGTCGTTGTAGGACTCCACCTCAGCCTTCTCGTCATACCACTGCGCCTGGCCGTCCTGGCGCACATGGATACGCTGGAATCTGGCGTCCCACTTCTTCAGGTAGGGGTTGACGCCGAGGTAGCACTGGCGCAACACCATGCCCACGACTCCGCGGAAGGCGGGAATCTGGGAGCCGAGCTGCGACTGCAGGTAGGAGTTGCGGCCCTGCGAGGGCCGGCCCATCTGCAGGTCCACTGTGCCGCTGACACCGCCCTCACGCGACTCGCCGCCAAACAGGTCCTCGGCGTTGATGGCTATGGAGCCGTCTAGGCCGGTGCCCTTCCAGGCGTCCCGCTTGTCCACCCGCACGCGCAGCAGCTTGTCTACCGGCCCGTGGCACCACACCATGTGCATGCCCAGGTAGTATTTGTACCCTACAGTCACTTTCTTGCTACTTCCGCCCACGTGCCACCTCCACAACTTTAAGGGCCATTGCGTCTCCGGTGGCCTCGATCTGCTCAGCTGGCAGCCCCTCCGCTAGGAACCGCTGCCAGTCCAACCCGTGCCGCTCGAAGAAGGCGCGGGCCCCGCGAGAGCACATGCGCGCCGCGCGCACGTGCTCCATCGTAACTGTCACGTCGGGGGCCGTCACTTCTTGCCACCCTTCTTCTTGATAGCCACCGTACGCAGGTGGCCGTACCACACCACGTTCGGGCTCTCTATGTCGCGCGTGCCGAAGAGGACGGGAATCTCACGCCCCTCTTCTGCAGTCGGCGCCTTTATGTCGCCCAGTCCGGCAGGCGGCTGGGTCTGCGGCTTGGGCATCAGCGCGTAGCTGAGCACCATAGCCGCGATAAATACGATGGCGTAAACCCAAGCCATGGCTACAGCCTCCTCATACGATGGACGAACCACTGAACGGGTTCTTCGTTGGAATCCACGAGAAGCCGCCGTAGTTATCCAGGTTGTCGAAAGTACCCTGGCACGTGGACCGCGTGTGATCGCACCCCGGGTACAGCGTGACGGCGCCGCCTACCTGAGCGGGCAACTGCTTCACGGCGCGCAGCAGCGTCACGATGTCGCCATTATGCCCGACCAGGTAGCGTAGTACGCCGTCGGGCGTCCGTATCATGCCGCCCACGAGGTAGCCTGCGGGCAGCGAGGCTGCGGACGGCACTACCAGGTTGGCGCCGTCCACCGATGACAGCACCCCCGGCGATCCCCAGTCCTCCGCGTTGAGGCGACAGCCTCGTCCGTACAGGGCGTGGCGGCATGACCGCTGGTACCGGGCGCGAAGTCCGGGGCGGCGCAGCGACGTGAAGATGGGCTCGCACTCCACGTTCAGCGACTCGCCGGAGGCCTTGAAGCTCGACACGCGGCCCTTCCAGTAGGTCACGAACTGCGCGTCCGGGTCGTCCAGGTGCCCGCGGTACAGCGTCACGGAGGTCAGCAGGTCCGGCGTGTAGCTGAGGAAGGTGGACGCGAACTCGTGCCCACGCGGGAACTTTAGCGAGAGCGTGTCCTTGGCCATCTCGCCGGACTGGGTCACAGCGCCGAGCTGGACGGCCGTGGGGGCCCAGTCAAAGCCGAGGGCCGTTACGACGCGGTTGGCCGTCGTGTACCGCCACTCCGTGGTGCCCTGCACCAGGTGTAGCAGCATTACGGGCCGGCCCGCCTGCACCGAGGTCTCTAGGTTGTTGTAACTCATGGCAGAGGAATCTCCCTAACAGGAACAGACACGCTGGCACCACGTGCCGCGCGCCTCTTAATCTCGACGCGGTCGGCGTCGAACCGCGAGAAGGACAGTATGCTGCAGCCCAGGATGTCGGCCGAGGCCATCGTGAAGCCCGCGGCCGCGCTGAGGTCTAGCACCTCCAGGTCGCTGCTAGAGCCGTAGGCCTCGCCGTACGCCAGGCCCCAGCCGCCGTACGCCGATCCGCCCGTCACCTGCAGGTAGTGGGACGACCCGTCACGCCCCAGTAGCAAGACGTCCATGGGCTCCTCGAGGCCTGCGTAGCCCGCCGCCCGCACCGCCAGCTGCACGCTGCCGGGCAATATATTGGAGGTGATCTGCAGGTCGTTGTTCCAGCTCGGCAGCCAGAAACCGTGCCACTTGCCGCGCTTCGTATGTAGCCAGCGCTTCAGGTCCCACAGGGCTTGCCTGTCCAACGTATCCCAGCTCATGACGCTTGTCGGGCTGGGATACGAGAACTCTGGACCCCGCCACACCACGCCGGTGTCGCTGTCCAGTGATGTCAGCTCACGCTGTAGCACCTCGCGCACGTCCGACACCAGCACGTTTGGGTCCGTGACTACCTCGTAGCCGCGGTAGGTCGGGTACGGGGAGATGCTCGGCGGCACGGCGGTGTCCACCACCTCAAAGCGGGCCGTGCCCTTCACCTGGTCGGTACGCGACCTCACCACCTCTAGGGCCTGCAGGAAGGACGCCGTCACCACCGGCATGACCAGCGCCCCGGAGTAGTCCCGCTCCAGGGCCGGCGTGAAGGTGAACCCGGCGTCGTCGACCTCGGCCACGGTTACTACCTCGTAATTGACCTCGTCCTGCCACACTATGGCCTTACCGCCCTCTAGGTAGTTAGTGTACCGCGTATCCAGCGCCACAGAAGTTGCGCCGGCTGCTACGATGCCGACAAGCGCGAAGTCCCCCCACAATGGCAGGTTGAACTCTCCGCCCTCGTAGGCTAGCGCTTGCGACCGCGCCCGCGCAAACTGCAGTGGTGTCATGACGTAGTCGTAGACTAGCTCGGTGCGCGGGGTCACTCGCAGCGAGACCCGCTGCTCCTGCCCCTTGCACCGCATGACGTCAGTCAGCCACTCCACCACCTCCGTGAACTCCCGCTGCGGGATGTATGCCCAGGTCTTCACCTCTAACCTCCAGTTGCCAGGCTACGGATAGTGGCCGAGTTGCGCTGTACGATGTTCATGATGACCTGCTCGCCAGCGTCGCTACCCATATAGTCTCCTATGACCCCGGTGTCAAAAGCATTCACGATGCGCAGGTTCGTCTGCGACGCGGACTGTTGTTCACCTCCGCCCCCCTGGGCCTCCTGCATTGCCCGCGCCGTGCCAACCCGGCCCGTGACAGCCGCGGGGCCCTTGATAAGCTCCGGACCGTACTCGCCCACTAGGCCGATCTTGCCTGCCGGAATCTGCCCGCCCTGGTCGTACGCTCCTGAGTAGTTTGAGCCCTGAATCTGGGAAACAATACTTGCGCCGGCGGCCGCGACCTGCGCCATGGCGGCTAGGTTTGCCGGCCACCCGAGCTCTTGCGCCTTAGCGAGGCCGGTCGCGATCGACATGGCCGCCTGGGTAATCGAGAAGGCCTTGCTGATCGCAAACAGGGTCTTGTAGGTCTTGGACTGCTCGCCGGCGTACGTCTTGGCCAGGCCGGCGAGGCCCTCGAACAGGGCCTGCCCACCCTGCAGCTGCGTCTGCAGGCGCCGCTGCTCCGCTGCGGCCTGCTCATCGTCGAACTGCTGCTTGAGCCGGCGCAGGAGGTCCTGCCGCTCCGTCTCCGTGACGGCCTCGCTCTCGAGGATCATCGCCTTCTTGCGCTCGTACGCCTGGCGGAGCATCTCCTCCTCCGTCAGCAGCCCGGCGTACAGGCTGTCCCGCTCGCGCTGCTTCTGGGTCTCGAGGTCCGACAGCGCCTTCTCGCGGTCGGCGGCCGTGCGCTCCTCGAGCTGGGCGCGCAGCGCGGAGCCCTCGGCCGTGTTGGCCGCGATGATCTGCATGCGCTTGTCGTAGGACTCCTGGATGACCTCCTCCTCGGAGCGCAGCGACTGGCGCAGGCCCTCGAGCTCGGCGCCGTGCTGCTCCTCCAGCTTCTTCAGCTGCTCGGAGCGGTCGGCCTCCAGGCGCGACATGAGGTCGGCGCGCTGCGCGGACTGGGCGGAGGTGTTGGCCTCGATGATGGCGCGGCGCTTCTCGTAGGACGCCTGGATCGCCTCCTCCTCGGAGCGCAGCGACTCGACCACAGACTGGAACTCGCGCTCGCGCGCCTTGCGGGCGGACTCGGCCGCCTTGTCCACCTTGTCGGAGGACTTGCCGCCGGAGCTGCCGCCGACCTTGAAGCCCGCCAGGCGGTCGGTGCCGGCATTGGCCTCAGCGCGGGCCTTCTTGTTCTTCTCGTACTCGGCGCGGAGGCGCTGGGCTGCGTCGACCTGGTCGTCGCTCGCCTTGACGGCGGCGTCGCGCTCGCGCAGGGCCTCGTCTATCGACTCCATGCGGGCGGCGCGGATGGACTGCAGCCTGCTCTCCAGCCGCTGGCCGACGCCGGCCACGGTGTCGTCGTTGAAGACCGCCTTGATGCCATCCACGAAGGCGCCCGCGTACGCCGATGCCCTGTCGAGGCCGGCCGCCACATCCACGACCATGATCTGGATGAAGGCGCGGACGTTGGAGGGCCAGTTCTTGAAGGCCGCGATGAGGAAGTCCACCGTCGCCTTGCCCTCGTCCTCCCACTGCCCGAAGCTGTCCTTGAGGAACGCTGTCAGGATCGTGACGGTCTGGTTGATGTCGCGGCCCCAGGCGTCGAACTGCTCCGTGACGGACTTCAGGTAGGCCTCGAGCTCGCCCGACTCGATCATGTCGGTGAGACCCTGGAGCGCGTCCGTCGCGAGCCTGACGGCGTCCTCGATGACGTCGCCGACGCCCGACTGGGAGACCGTCAGGAAGAGCTGGTCCCAGGTGTCGCCCAGGTTGCTGATGGCGCCGTCGAGCGAGTCCATGCGGCGCTCCATGGCGCCGGCGAACTCGTTCTCGC